CTCAAATGCATCTTTGGATGTGGAATGAACGACCACAAACAAGAGGTATGTATCATGCTAACTTCAATAACTTACCTTTAGAATTAGAGCACTCACTTCCTTTAAAAGTAAAGTTGCGCCTTATGAGCAACATGAAGGCTATTGGACTTGTAAAAGATGTATTAGACTCTGAATTTTTTTGGGCTGGAAGATTATATATGTTTGACGCTAAAACCGAAAAAGATAAATTAAGCGTAGGGCAAAAAGAAATTATAGAGAAATTAAAAACTCAAGGTGGGAATGGAATGGAAATTCGTTCACTTGAATCCTTTAAATCCGAAATTGACTGCATATTAACTAATGGGTGTTTAACTACAGAATTATGAGCGAAGAACCCGAACAAGGAATACTGCGGATTATAGAGCCCACACGTAAAACAGTAATGTTAGACGATGTTCGGGAAGCATTCTGTCGTATGATAGTCGCCCGTGATGGCATTGAAAAAAGCTACAACGCTGCATTTGGAGTCACTCTTAATACTGATGATGCAAATAATATGGCTATGCTCTTATTAGAGAATAACGATGTAATAGCTCGTGTAAATCAATTAGAGCGGGAGCGAATTACCTATCGCAATTTAACCAAAGAAAGTGTGGTTACGGGGCTCGCTGATATGTTCAATGTATCACTTGCAGACTATTTTAATGATGATATGTCAGGGTTAAAAAAGACTGGAGATTGGACAGAAGCAATGCGCCTTTCCGCTAAAAAAATCGAGTTTGGTAAATTCGGAGTCAAGTTCGAATTATCAGATAAAATGGCTATTGCAGACAAAATAATTAACATCATGCAATATTCTCAACCCGCTCCAAAAGAGATAAGCGATTCAGGGCTATCTAAATATACAGATAAAGAACTTGCTGAAATGGCAGGGGTTGAGGTTGATTATCAAGATGTGAAACAAACTAAAAAAAATGACACTAAAAGAAGCAACTAAAGAGTTAAAATATTATCAACAATGGAGAATGGGTGCAGATATTCCGCAACCTAATATCAAAAAAGCTACGCAGTCTATTGAGATAGCGATTCATTTAATGGAAGAATTAACTAAACACTAAATAAATATGGATATATCACTCTCACTTGCAAAACTTGCAAAGCAAAAAGGATTTAAACCTACAACGATTAAATTCTATTCCGACAAGAAAAACGGTTCGCGAAATTCATCAGAACCTAAAAGTTTTAATACCATAAAAGCAGATGAACAATATGGCGAAATGTATGCTTGTACTGATATTGAAGTACTTAAAAAGTGGTTCAAGATTAAGGGAGATAGTGAAGAGGAGGTTATAGAGGCACTGGTATTGGTTGGGGTTATTCCAGTTAAAGAGCCAATCATTGAGCCAGAAGTAGAAGAAGTATCTGACATAGAAGAAAAATAACATGGAAGATCAATTAATTTCTTTTGATACCGCCAAACTTGCAAAAGAAAAAGGATTAACTTACGATGAAGTAGGTCAGTCTTATAGCTATAATGGTGAATTTACTTATGGCAGAAATGACGAACATTTCTATCCTGCTCCAACACAATCCGTATTGCAAAAGTGGTTGAGAGAAGAGAAAAATTGGTTTATTGGAATTGAACTTCAACTCGGAAAATTCGCATTCCATTCATACAACATTATAACTCCAAATAAAAATTGGGATGATATTATTGAATCTGGAGGGAATTTTATTTATGATAACTATGAGGATGCTCTTGAAGCAGGATTGATATCAGCACTGAATTTACTATAAATGGAAAACCAAACAATACTCGATAGACATTCGCTCGAAATGAAGGCTGCTGCAAGAATTGAACTTCTTCGCAGGGGCATCAAAAAGGGAGACTTCTGGTCTTATTGCCTGTACCATGATTATAAATTCTATTCGCGCAGACCTTTTTTACGTGATATAGCAGAAATTCTGCAACGTGTACATGATTCATATAAGAACGAAGAGGTTATAAGGGTGGCAATTAGCCTCCCGCCACGTAGTGGTAAAAGCTATATTGTCTCTCTTTTCTGTGCATTCATGCTTGGTCATTTTCCCGATAAAAGCGTAATGCGAAATACGTGCACATCTACCCTTTATGAAAAACTAAGTAAAGACGTTCGTGAAATAGTTGCGGCAGATAAATGGTTCGCATTATTTGGTGTTAGACTACGCACAAAAGGCGTAAAAACGTGGGCTTTAGAAACTGCAACACAAAGCAGTTATTTCGGTGGTGGTACTGGCGGAACTATTATCGGTATCGGAGCTTCAATGCTTGATATATCGGATGACCTTTATAGAGGTATCACAGATGCTCTAAGCGAGTCTGTAAATCAAAAGACAATAGAATGGTCAGAATCAGCAAGAGGTTCACGTGTTGAGCGTGGATGTTGTCAAATTGACGTAGGTACTCGTTGGAGAACAAACGATATTATCGGAATAAATGAAGCTCGTGGCGATTATAAGAAAGAGAATATCATTAAGGTGTCGGCTCTCACTAAAAAGAATAAATCATTTTGTGAAGATGTTCAAAGTACCGAACACTACCTTGATGTAAAAAATAAGATTGCCGAACCGATTTGGTTTGCAGAATACCAACAAGAACCGATTGATATAAAGGGTAGACTATTCGACCATGATGATTTAAAATGGTATGATGGTAAATTGCCTATTGAGTCACACGATTCTAATTTAGGCGTATGTGACGTCGCAGATGAAGGACATGATTATTTATCTGCTCCTTTTGCAAAGAAATACGGAGATTTGTATTACATTTACGACTGGGTTTTTACAGACCAACCAGTTGAGGTTACAGAGCCGTTGTTGATTGGAAATTTGAATGAAAACAATGTTAATCTAATGCGGTTTGAAAGCAACAATGGTGGGCGTATATTTGCTTTAGGCATTTCAAAAGAGGTAGAGACGGACGTTACTTGGCAGTTTACGACATCGAATAAAGAAACGCGTATTTTTACCGACAGCGCATGGATTAAGAATCATTGCGTATTTAGAAATGACGTAAAGCCTGGAAGTCAATATGACAGAGCATTACAACAATTATTAACCTACTTGGCAAAAGTTGAAAAACAAAAAGACGATGCTCCCGATTCATTGAGTATGCTCCGAAGGTTTACTGACGAGATGGGATTTAATAATAAGGCGGTCGAGTCTAAAAGTGGTAGGAGTAATTGGGAGAGTATAGAAATTGGAATTAATCAGATAAATATATGACAAAAAATAACTGGAAATTAGAAGTATTAGCATTTATTTTTATGTGTGTCTTTGTACCAATAGGATATATCATATTTGTAATACAGCAATTTAGTGAGTTTTTAAAAACGATATTTGATATGTATGAGTTTAAGGATAGCTTGTATAGGACTGGATACTCAATAGCTGAAATTAAGTATAAGATTTATAAATATACTCATAAACACAAAACAACATAACATGGAAGTTGAAAACATTGGATTACCTCCAGTATTCCCCGATCATTTAGATATAGAGCAAATAAAAACTCTATCCTTTTCAGAACAATTAACTATTTTACGCAAAAACTGTAACCGTACAACCTATGGACAGATTGCGAGGGATATTCGTTTCTATGAGAATCATCACCCGATACATATAGATCAAGACAAGGAGGACTATTATGTAATGGAGGATGTAGAAGCTCCAGATGGTAAGATTGAAAAGAAGTCAGTCAAAGTCCGCCAAACAAAACTTGCTCTACCTTATCCACAACAAATAGTGGCTAACATGGTGGCTTTTCTGTATGGTAATGATATTGATTTGGTTTTGAACGGAAATAGAAACGACCAAGCTATTCAAGATGCGTTTGCTAAGTTCACCGATATCTGGAACAAAGACCTACGCATGATGTCGCTGATTAAAAAAGCTACAAGAATGTGTGGAATTGAAACAAGGGCTGCAATTCAGTTTAATGTCAGCGATGATGACCGAATAACAGGTAAAGTATTATCATACAAAGATGGATATAAAATTTATCGTCATAGAGATGATAATAATAAAATAGACTCAGTAGTAATCGAATATAAAAAAGATAAGATAGAAGGTGGGAAACTAAGAGCAAATGTTCCGGTTATCGAAATTTGGGATGAGAATGGAGTCGATATATATGAAGGAGGAAACTCGGAAAAGAAACATATCGACAACCCCATGCAGACTAAAAAGTTATTGTTCGCCTATCTTGAACAAGACGCATCGGAGTTTGAATATGTAAAAGACCTTATATCGCTTCAGGACTATTCCCGTTCAATGCACTCGGACGTAAATGTTCGCATCGGTAATCCTGCATTGGTAGTTCATGGCAAGTTATCTAAAAAACCAGTCTACAATGCAACCGTAAAAATATACGAGATTGATGGTGCGAGTGGATTCGATGCAAACAAATCAGGTCAAGCCGACATGAAGTACTTAGAGGTTACATCTGCTCCTGAATCTATAAAACTTGAAATGCAAAATAATGAGAATGATATTTATCGCTTTACATGGCCTGACCTTAATAAGTTAATGACAGACATGAAAAATGGTAACTTATCTACTCAATCAATGAAACTGACTTTTTTGCAGGCGTTTGTTAAAGTAGCAGAGAAAAGGGAAATACACGATGAGTTTATTTCAAGAATTATCAGTATCGTAAAAGATATGGCAACTGAACTTTACCCTGAATTTACAGGAATGAAAGATTTGGATATTAGCTTTAATTATAATTCGTTGTTGCCATCATCTGTTGACGAAACGGTCAATATGCTTGCGGTTGCTGTAGGTGCAGGCATTACTTCAGTTGAGAATGCGGTTAGGATATTGACTATTAATACTCCTGAGACAATGGAAGAACTGAAAAGCGAAACAGCAGCAGAGGCACAATTTAAAGCTAAGGTTGCGGCAGATGCAGCAGTCAAGGCGAAGGTTGAGGCGAACTTAAAGACGACTGCTAGTGCGGCGGAGAATCAGAGAAATTCACAAGGTTTGAATTAATAACAATCTTTAACTATAAAAAAGTTATACTAAATAAAGAATTAATTACATTTGCAACAAATTAAATAAACACTATGATTGAAAATGAAGTAATAGTCAGTAAACTCCAATCGGAGGGGATTGATGAAAAACTCGCAGGGGGTATTCAATTTGAAACAGTGGAGGCGTTAGATGCGTGGGTTGGTATAGCCAAAACATTCACAACGAAACCAAGGGGCATAGAAGAATACAACGCAGACGAGTTGAAGAAATTAGCAGACGAAGGTAAGGTGAAAGGTTTGCAGGCTCTTCTTGATAAAACGAGATCAGAAGCAAAAGGGAAACCGACTGAACCAGCTAAGCCAGCAACAGAGGTTTCGCCCGAATTAAAAGCGATACAAGACGCTTTGGCTTTGATTACTACCGATTTGAAAGAGTCGAAAGAGTCAACTAAAAAAGCTCAATTTGACGCTTATGTTGAAACAAAGACTAAAGGATTTGACCCGTTAGAAGTAACCATGCTTAAAAGCTCATTGCCAATTACTGCTACAAACGCAGAAATTGATGCTGCTGCTGATAAATATCGTCAATTAATGGTTAGTCGAGGTCTTAAATCTTATGCAACGAGTTCGAGTTCAAGTAATCCTGCTGGTAAATTAGACGCTGATTTTTCAAGCGCAGTAAAAAGTTTTGTGACTGATAAAACAACTAAAAAATAAAAACTATGCCCTATTTTGTAAAAAATACCGCTCCTGCACCCGACCCACATATTTGGGACGAATTGCTTACCCATTCTGATGGTTTAGGTGGTGGTGTATTAGATGTGACCGAACTGGACGCAACTAAAAATGGTGGTTACCTATTAAAAGGTGCTCCATTGTATCTGGACTACGCAACGAAGAAAGCCCATGTTATTAAGGCTGCAACCGTTCTTGCCAGTGGTACTACTACTGCTCCAAGAGTGAGTAAAAACCACTTGTTTAAAGTTGGTGATGTAGGTTTCGTATCTGGAGATGCTGTTACTATAACTGCTATCGATACTACGAATGCTGCCTACGATGTAATTACATTTAGTGCTGCTAATGCTGGGGCTACTGTTGGAGCTGTCATCGTTAACGGTGCTGCTGCTGGAGCTACTCCTGCTGCTGCATATACCGCAAATTGTTTGCTTAGTAATTCTACTAAGATAATTGCAGGCGAAACAGTAACGTGTATTTATAAGATTGATCAATGGGTTCCAAAAGCACGCATTCCTCATGTTATTTCCGATTTGACTGTAACTGCTTTAAACCCTAATATTATACTGAAATGATAAGCTTCAACGAACTTATACAAGACCCTACGCAATTCCAAGATTTTGTGAGGGAATTAGCACCAGCATTTAAGACTCCTAAGTTCCCTATGTACACAGAAGATGTATATTCGGAAACTCGTGAGTGGAAAGCGGTTGCTGCATTGAACGGACGAGTACCAATGGCATCATTGATTGAACCATCTTCGGGTAAGCCAATTATCGGGACTGAAAAACCGCTTGACATGTACGGTGATATGCCTACATTCGGTAATAAAGTTACTTTCACTGCAAAGGAATTTACCAAAATTGGTCAATTGGAACGTGGTATTGCCAATAACATGGTACAACCACAACAACTGATTAAATTCCTTTTTAATTATTTTGAAAGGCTGTCAGTAGGTCCACTTATCTCACAAGATAAATTGTTTTTTGAAGCGTTCTCTAACGGAACATCAACAATTTTAGCAGCTGACAACTTATCGGGTTTAGGAATGTCTATTGATTGGGGAATTGATAAATCTAACGTTAGTACAGTTTGGGCTACTGCTGCAACTGCAAACGGATTGGAA